AGATCATCGTTTCGATCATCGTCGTCGGCGTGCTCTTGTGGCTCGTCAACGCCTACATACCCATGGAAGCCGGCATCAAGCGGCTGCTCAATATCGTCGTCATCTGCTTGCTCGTGATCTGGCTGCTCGATATCTTCGGCCTGCTCGCCTTCTTGAAAACCATGCGCGTCTAACGTGCCTGGTCACGATGGCGTGGCGCACCCGGTCATCAAGCGCCCCAAAGGCGCGCAGCCGCTCCCGTTCTGGATCGCCGACGCCTGGGTGCTCGGACACGATCCCGACGGGCGCAACTACCGCAGCACCATCATCGCTCGATCGCGAGCCGAGCGCCGTGAAGGCCTCGTAGTCAAAATCTACGACGACGAGCTCGCCGGCAAAACGGAAAAAGAAGCCAATGCCTACGTCGGCCAAAAACTTGCACGCGCGCTCATCAATCTCGGGTTCGGTTGGTTCGTTCTGAAGCACAAACTCTCCGCAAAGGAATAAATCATGTCCGTCCAAAGTCCGCTCGGCGTCGGCCCCCTCATCGTGAAAGCGATCTGGTACGTCAAAGGCACGCTCGGAACGTATGCCGGCCTCACCGTCATTAGCGTCAGCGGGGGCAATCGGTTCCCGATCTCCCAACTCATCGCTACCGCCGTCAACCAATTCGCAAAAGCAACCGGCGAAGCCGGCGGCACCTGGGCGCTCAACGACACCGCCACGGCCACCATCAACGGGCACGCCACCGTCTACACCGCCGGCGCATCGCCAACGCCGACGAGTGTCATCGCCGGTCTTGCCGCCGCGATCAACGCCGACAGCACCTCCAAGCTCATCGTCAAAGCCACCGCGCTCGGCAACGTGCTCACGGTCCGATCGCTCAACGCAGGCGCCACCGGCGAATACACCTTCGTCCTCACCAAGAGCAGCAGCGGCACCCTCGTCGCCTCCAACGACGAGCTTCAAGTCGGCCAAGGCGAGCCGGGCGCCGGCCTCCCGGCCGATCTCTCGCTCGTGCGCCACATGACCCGCAATGCCGTAGCGCTCGGGTCCGGCGGCGGATCCGGCGTCACCTACGACCAAACGGTCGACAACGCCGTCATTGACTACGTAACGCAATACGGATAATGTCCGACGGCATCAAAGCGGCCGAAGCTATCGTCCGCGATCACGCCCGCGAAAGCGGAGCAATCTCAGCCTTCCTCGACAACTACACACCGGGCGAAAAGGCCGCCGCGCACGTCATGGTCTGGGACCATCGCGTCATCGTCGTCGGCCACAGCCACAATCAAGCCGCCTGCGTAGCTATGAGCTCGGCCATCCAAACCACCGCCGCGATCGCACGAGCGCTCAGAACGGCCGAGAGCGTCGAGCTCTACAAAACCGTCCACGGCGAGCCCGTGTACGATATCATCTTCAAACAAGGCAAGCGATCACGCCTCATCGTCGCCGCCCTACTTTCATCGTTCGCCGGCATTGCCAAAACGGCCGACAAAACCCCAGGCGATGCCATGGTGCTCACCGATCACCGCAAACTGATCCCCGATACCAAAGATGCCGCGACAAACGCCGCTTCTTGAGGCGCACGAAGATAATCTCGATGAAGCCTACAAGCTCGCCGTAGCAGAACGGTTCCTTCACCAAGATTATATCTACCTCGTCGTCGAGCCCAAAGGCAAAATCGGCAAGCATATCAACCTCTGGGAAGATTCGATCGGCGAGGTCGTCGGCCGCAAGTTCTACGACGACCCCGACTTCGGCGACACGGACTACGAAGAAAAAACGGTTCAACCCGATCTCATCCAGCGCCGCACAACCCAAGCCCTCATCGTTCGAATGCGCATCGCCGACGTCATGGAAGCCGTACGGCGCCGTGCCCGAAACGAAATCCGAGAAGAACAGGCGCCGATAACAGCAAACCAAATGCGCGGCAACGGCCGCGCCAATCTCGCGCGCTGACGCGCAAACGAAAGGGCGGCGATGATGCCGTAAATACATGGCTGGACGCTCAAAGGTCAATTGGCTTGCCATCCGTACCGCCTACGTGGTGCAACAATGGACAGCCGAGCGCTGCGCCAAAGAATTCGGCCTCGATCCCACCACTATCAGAAAACGCGCCTCTAAAGAAGGCTGGACCCAAGAACGCCATCGTCTCAACACGCACGCGGAGGACGTTGCTGACGAAGCCGTCCAGAAAGCCGTCAATGATGCCGCTCGCAAGCAGCAAATGGTGCTCGATGGTTTGATCTTGTGGTCGGCGCAGTTCATCCGTGATTCGAACAACGATCTCGGGTTAATCAAGAATCCGTACTCACGGGTTCGAGCTCGCCGCGACGTGATTGAAATGATCGGCACGTTTGCCAAGACGCATCAGATCGCCAATATCGATAGGCCGCAAGAGCGTGATGACACGTTGACGATCGTGCAGCAGCGCGTGGAGCCCTATAAGATCGCCGTTGGCGAAGATGGCCGTGCGATACCGGAGCTCATGCCGCCAGACGATGACGACGGAGAACCCGACGACGATGACTAACGTGATCGGCCGGCACGTTGCCGCCTATGCCGATGCCGAGAACCCGGGCGACTTTTGGTTTCGACCTGGCTACAGCGATCGGGTCATCATGATGCTCTCGTACTTGTGTCCGCAATGCGGCGAGCTTCGGTGCGTGCCGATCTCGCTCTCGCCGGCGACGAATCGGTGGGATTGGGATGGCGAGTACGATCGCCCAACGCTCAAGCCGTCGATCCGTCAAATGGACGGGTGCCAATGGCACGGATGGCTCACGAAAGGCATCTGGGTAACGGCGTGATCGTTCGCCTGCAACACCTGCCGGCGCAAGACGACTTCTACAACGCGCAAGAAGATCAGATCTCATTCATCGGTGGCCTCGGCTGCGGCAAGACGCGCGTGGCATCCGACGACGTACTGCGCACCGCTGCAATGTATCCGCATTGCGGTAAAGGCGAGCGCACACCCGGCATTGCGATCTGCTCGAACACCTTTCAGCAGCTGATCGACGGTACGATGGCCACCTTCTTCGAGCGATGCGAGGAGAATTGGAAGGTCCATTATGTCGACCGCATCCGCGCCGAGCACAAGATCTACATAAAAGAGTTTGACGCCTGGATCGGCGTCTATTCGGTTGACGAACCCGACAAGTTCAAATCGTACGAGTTCTGCTACATTTGGATTGACGAAGCGCAAGCCGACACGTGGAACAAGCCGGCCTACGACAAACTGATCGGCCGTCTGCGTGGCACCGTACGCCAACGCAAACTCTATCCAGACATGGAACTCCGCGTACGCATCACGGCTAACCCGCCGTGGACAATGGATCATTGGCTCGTTGATCTCAACACCAAGAAGAATGCCGAGACCGGCCGCGCGCCGTCACGGCTGATCACCGCGAGCACGTACGACAACCCGTTCTTGCCGGCGCAATACATTCAGCGCCTCAAAGAGAACTTCGACCCCGAGCTCGCCGAGATCGAAATGGGCGGCAAGTTCGGCGATATCGGCTTCGGCCGCATCTTCCGCCGCTTCTCCCGCAGCAAGCACGTCTTTGATGCCGAGCGCGCCGAGAAGTATGGCCTGCCGCCGATCGTCGCCGACCCGAACCTGCCGATCTGCTGGTCGCACGACTTCAACGTCGATCCGCTCTGCTCGGTGATCTTCCAATGGCGCCGTATCAGAGTGAACGGCTTCCAACGCGTGGTCATGTACGTGCTGGACGTGATGCAAATCCGTAACTCGCTCGTGGAAGAAGCCGTCAAAGAGTTTCTCAATCGCCGGCCGTACGTCAAGATCGCACGGCGCCGTGGTTTGATTCTGTACGGTGACGCCACCGGCAATACGCAAACCAACCGGCAGACCGGCCTTACGGACTTCGAGGCGCTCACGCAAGAGCTCGAACGCAACGATCTCTGGGGTTCGATCGGGCAGAAGCAAGTCGGCATAGCGAACCCCGAGCGCATCGCTCGGTACGCCGCCGGCAATCGGATGCTCGAAGATTCAACCGGCAAGATCGGTGTCGTGATGAACGAAGGCACGACCGAACCGCTGGTCATCGACCTGGAACGAATGTTCTACAAACCTGGAACTCGCAACGTCGAGATTCCCAAATACAAAGATGGCAGACCCACGAAGCTCTTTACTCACTTGGCAGACGCGTTCTCGTATCCGATCGCACAGGACTTTCCGGTGCGCGTAATCGAGAGCGCCGAGCCTACAACGTCGAGGTAAAACAATCATGGACGGCAATATCGGCAACGATTTCAACGAGCAGATCAAGGAAGGGCTCGAGGATCAAGAAGGCGTCGGCGACAATCAGGTCACGGACGGCACCGGCGTTGAGAGTGCCGATCAGACGCAAGACCGGCTTCGTGGCGAAGGCCCCGGCGCGCAAGGCGACGGTCCCCAGGAAGATGACCCGATCACCGGCCGGCAGGGCATCGATCGGCCTTCTGCCGGTGCCAAGAGCGGTGCAGAGACCGAGTACGATCCCAACCGCGCCAACGCGGCCGGAATGGGCGAAGGCGCCGGCCATGCGCCGGTCCCGCACGAGCAGGACCGCACCCGCGACAAGGTGATCGAGCTCAATCCCGACGAGACCGAGCGCACCGATGCCGACACCGGCTTCGACGAGATCGACAACGTGCGACCGGGTGACGCCGCCGCCGACGAGCTCGGCGAGCGTAGCGGCTATCTCGGCCAGGATCGCACCGAGGATGCCCCGGGTGGTCCGCTCGTCGATCACACCGCCTTCGGCGAGAAGCTCATGCAGATCGCCAAGTTGTTCGTCACGCAGTATTCGGTCAATGCCTTCGGTTGCAAAGCGGCGATCGACAAATACATGGCCGAGCATCACCTCGCCGGCAGCACGCTCATCACCGAAAACACCAACACCAACGCAACGGCGCCGGTGATCAACGTCACGGTCATTCTCGACGACGAGCAGCACCTGTTCTACGTGTCGCTCAAGCGCGGCGATCAAAACCTCGTCGGCGAAGCCGTCGTGTTGCACGACAACACCGAAGGCAAAGACGGCGTAGTGGTCGACAAAAGCGGAGATCCGTTGCATCGGTACGTTGACCGCCCGGTGACTACGAGCCCCGGCGGCCCGCACGAGCACCCGCCGTACGATCGGTAATCCTTAACCCCCGAAAGGGGAACCCAAAATGAACACACTTGAGCAACTTGGTCTCGCGCTCGCATTCGTCCAACTGTGCATCGGCGTTGGTGTAGTTGTCAGCGGAAGTGAGATCGTTAAACGTCTTGATACGATCAAGAAAAACACAGACGGCACGCTGACAGAGTTGCGGAAAAGGAACATAGTCTTGCAAGACGGCAAGGACGTTCTACGGGACGAGAAAGAGGTGCTCGTGGATAAGGTTCACCTCGCTTCGACTACTGCTGCCACACGGAAGCGCAAGACACGACGACGTTAGCCAAAGAGGAACAATGATCGAGCTCAAGCAGCTGGCAGAACTCGCCAGCAAGTTCCCGATGCTTCGCCTAGAGATCGCCACCGGCACGGCGATCACGATCGAAAACGGTTCGGTCGGCGAGCATCCGTACCAACGTGCCGTCATGCACGTGAGCGATGGCGACGAAAAAGGTCAATCGTTCGAGTTCTCCGGTGTTGGCGATGGCGTAACGGCGTTGCGCCTCTGTCTTGCGCTGCTCGGTCAACCGAATACCGATCACGCCAAGGTTGCCCCGGCGGTAGAGATCGCCGGCAGAGCAATGCCGCCGGTCGAGATCGAGGAAATCAGCGAAGGCGAGCAAGACCCGCCGGCCGTCGCGCCGCCGCCGCCACCCGCGACGGCATCGCGCTTTGCCGATCGGCAGCAACAGCCCGAGCAAAAGAAGTCGCGATCGGCAAACGGCAAACAGCCGGTCGTCGCCGGCGCAAGCTCAACACTACTGCGCCTCTAGGAGATCCCGAACGTGCATGAATCCGTAGAGAACTACGCCATTGGCGCAGGCGGCAACTATGACTTCCTCGATAGCGGCACACCGAATGTTGCAAGTCTCGGTAGTCCGCGCCTCGGCCAACCGAACCGGCTAACGTTGGCCGTGTGGTCGGTCGATAACGCGAGCACGTTCACGGTCTTTGTTTCGTACGACAAAACGATCTGGGTGCCGGCGACACTTCGCGGCACCGCCACGAAGGTGAGCATCGTAGCGGCCGGTAGCGGCGACGGGCTTGCCGTTGAGATCACGCCGGCGCCATACGTGCGCATCCATTCGAGCGCGGCGTGCAAAATGTTCGCCTGGGCTTATATCTCCAACTAACGAATGGACTTACTCGCTTACCGAGCGTCGATTGCGAGGCTGCAATCGTCGCGCTGGACGCCGCGTCAGAAGCGCCTCAACGCGCTCTCTCTCATTCTGCGCGGCGCCCAATACTCGCATATCCGAGCGGCTTTCTCACAAGAGCGTAAGGGCGACCCCTTCACAGGCCAACGCCTCCTGCTCGACGATCGCCGCCCGGCCGTGCAAGCTCGGTTGCCGAAGGAGGCCGTGCGTGATCTGTGCGGCCTCATCTTCGGCGAAGATCGCCGGCCGCTCGTGCTCGTCAAAGACGACGAACAGCAAGACAACAAGCAAAAGAAGGCGACGGCCGACGGCGAAGGCGCAGCGCCAAGCCCGCCGCCGTCCGATCCCACCGAGGATTGGATCACCGCCTTCATCCACGACACCAAGTTTTGGCTCACGCTGCTCGATGCGCTCTGGAAGGGCTCCGTCGGATCGGCCGCGATCGTGCTGCGCGTACTCGGCAAAGAGAAAGCCGTCAACGCGGAAGTCGATGGCGAAGTCGTGCAGACGTACGAAGCCGATGGCGCCGGTCATTATTATTTTGAAGTGTGGCGCGGCGAGGAATGCTCGCCGATCTTCCGCACCGACGATCCCGATATGCTCCAAACGCTCGAACGGCGGTACTTCATCGCCGACGATGCGTTGCGTGCGCAAGGCTACGACGTTGATGCGCTCAAAGAGAAGTGGAAGAAGAAAGCCAAGCGCAACCGATCGCCATTAGTCGGCGACGAGTGGGCGGTTCGCATTGTGCTCACGGCCACCGAGGAGCAATGGTATCTGCCGGTTCCGCGGCACGTGTACGAGCGCACCGATTGGAAAGATACCGATTGGGCGCTCGATAACGGACGCTCGTTCATGCACGAGCTCGATGAAGTGCCGGCCGAGTGGGTTGTGCCGCTTCCGATCGACGCCGACGAGCTCTATCCCGACGGCGCGTGTCTGTTCGAGGATTGCATCGATCCCGAGTTTCGCCTCAATCGCACGTACTCGCAGGTCGGCCGTGCATTCGACTACAGCGGCGATCCGCAAATGTCACGGCTGCGTGACGAGAAGGGCGGCGTCCCGCGCTCGCAGTTCGGCACCGCAACGGCGCTCGGCGGCACCGCATCCGACGTTCTTGAAGGCGATGCCAAGTTTGTCGAGATCACCGGCCAAGGTTTAGAGATTGCGATCGGCACGTACGCCGAAGCCGTGGTCGATCTCGGGAAACGCGCCGCGGCCATGAGCAGAGTGACGCCGAACTCTAAGACCGGCGCTTCGCTCGAGCTTTCGTCGGCGGCGATGAAGTTTCTCAACAGTTCGCAACTGACGCTCGCCGGCATCCTGCGCGAAACCGCAGCGGAGAAGCCCGGCGATCGGATGCTGCGGCTTGCCATGCGTATGTGGGATAAGGTCACGGTGGCGTTGCCGTCGCTGCAAAAGCCGGTCAAGCCAGATCCCGAAGCTCGCTTTGAGTGGCAATGGCCGGCGTACTACGAGCCACACGGCCAAGAGAAAGTCTTTGAGGTACAGGCGATCAACACGGCCAAAGAAGGCCAACTGATCTCAAGCCAAACGTCTGTCGGCAATGCCGCACCGTTGTTCGACGTAACGGACCCCGATCGCGAAGCCGAACTCATCCAAGGCGACACCGAACAGGCGAACGCCGATGAAGTGATGCAAGCCGATGCGCTCGGCGAAGTGCAAGCCAAACACGCAGTAAAGCCTGGCGCCGGTGATGGCGCCAAATAGGAGTGATTCCTTTGTTCCACGATCTGCAAGCAATGTTTAGCAAATGTTTTATCCGACCGTCGATTATCAAACGTCTCAACGACCGCTTCTTAGGACCGACGTTGCCTCCGTGGCAGTTGGCGATCTTCGACGGTGAAGGTGGGGACGGCGGTGGCAATGGCGGCGACGGTGGCGCCGGTGACGGCGGCGCTGGTGCTGGTGATGGCGGCGCAGGGGCCGGTGCCGGTGATGCCGGTGCGGGCGCTGGTGCTGGTGCAGGCGACGGTGGCGCAGCCAGCGGTGCAGCCGCAACGCGTTCTAAGGAGCGCACCAATAACGGCGATGACCGCGGCCGCGATCGCAACGATCGAGGCAATGGTGGCGGCACAGCCCGCGACAACGACGGCCGATTCACCAACGAAGAAGTGCAACGCGCCAATCAGCGCATCGCCGAGCTCAACGAAGAAAACAAAAACCGGCGCATCGAAGCGCGCGAGCTCAAAACCGAAAATGGTCTCTTGCGTACGCGCGCCATCCACGAAGATGCCAGCCGCGCCGTTATGGCCGCAGGAGCGGTGAGCGAACGCATCGTCGATATGTTCCTCGAAGATATGGGCGAGGCGATAACGCTCGACAAGAAAACCGGCCGGACCGTCGGGCTCGAGAAACTCGGCGATTGGAAGAAGGCCAACGCGGCCTTATTCAAACCCGAAACCGAAGGCGGCGACGGTGCCGGCGACGGCAACAACGGTGGTGCCGCAGCTGGTGCTGGTGACGGCGGCAACAACAACCAGCAACGAACCAATCGCACGTCCAACGGTGCCTCTCGCGGCGCCGGCGCGGGCGATCAAGGTGGCGGCGGCCGCGAAGGCCTCCCCGATCTCACAAAACTTGGTACTCCCGCCGAACGTAAGCAGGCTCTCCGCGATTGGAAGCGCGGCTTGCGTGGCGGTGGTGGCGGCGGCTACGGTGGTGGTCGCGCTTCATCCAACAAAGCCTCGTAGCTTTTCCCGTAGGCGTTGACGCCTGCCATCGGTCCCTTAGTCCCGAAACCGCGTGACGCGAGTGTGAAGGGGCATTTCGATCGGCACCGCGCGATGCGGAGTACGCCGGTTCTGCTTCTCCCCCATAAGGAAACGCGACAATCATGCGCGGACAGAATCAACGCAACGTCGTCGTGCTGCCCGATTACCGCTTGGCGATCTTCGATATCGCGGATCTGCCCTCGCAGTTGCAGCCGATGCTTCAGGCGGGCTTTCTCGCCACGTCGTTCGAAGATTATCTGGAAGCACACAACGGTTATTGGGAAGGCGTCGATGACGAATCGTTCGCCGAATCCATCTTCGAAAAGAACCGTGGTGTGACGATCACCCGCACCCGCCCCGGCCTCAAAGCGCCGGTCGTGGTTGCGGCCGACCCCGTTCAGGCGCAAACGCCGCCAAACGATGGCGTTACGCCGTCGGACTTCTACGTTGAGCAATACACCTTCGCGCCGTTCGAGCTCACGGACGGCATCGATCTCGATCTCATCGGTACGAACTTCGCTATCGTCGATCGCTTCGAGCACGACGTGCGCGTGTCGTATCACCAGGGCGTGCAATCGGTCGATCTGCTCGCTCGCGACACGTACCTGGCTGCCTACGGCGCCGCGTACACCGTCCTCACCGGCAATATCTCCGGTGCCATCATCCCGGTTGACGATATCCGTGGCTTCACCACGGTCATCACCGTCGGCCCGGGCGGCACCAACGGCGTATTGACGGCCGTTTC